AACTGCTACAGAGCCTATAAATGGCGTAAATGACATATATGTTAAATCTAATTTTGAAAATGGAACAGATGTAGAAAGTGATGAAGATTTAAGGGAAAGATTTTTTACAACTATAAAGAAATCTTATACAAGTGGGAATGTAGCACACTATGAAATGTGGACTTTGGAAGTTGATGGAACTGGTGCTTGTAACGTATATCCTTTGAAAAATGGGAATGGTACAGTTGAAATTGTAATAACTAATAGTGATATGTTGGGGGCATCAAGTGAACTAATAGAAAAAGTAAAAGCTAATATTGAAAGGAAAAGACCAATAGGTGCAAGTGTAACTGTTGTTAGTGCTACAGAAAAAGCTATAAATGTAAGTGCTACTATAAGGCTTGTAAAAGGGTATGATATCGAAGAAGTTAAAACAGAATTTGCAACTAAATTAACTCAACATCTTAAAGAAATAGCTTTTAAAGATACTTATGTATCTACTGCTAGACTAGGGAATTTACTTCTTGATACTGCTGGGGTGTTTGATTATTCAGATTTTAAAGTTAATGGTGCTATGAATAATGTTAATCTGCTAGATACAGACATTCCTAAAGTTGGTACAATATCTTTTTCTTATGCAGAGGTGGTATAATATGAATTTAATAAATATGTTGCCATCTTTTTATCATAATAGCGATTTTGTAAAATCATATATGTCTAGTCAAAGTGTAGAGCATAATTTTATAAAAGAAAGTATAGATGATTTAGTTAATAATTTATACGTTAACACTGCGACTTGGGGACTTGATTATTTTGAAGAAGAGTTAGGGCTTAAAACTGATAAATCTAAGACTTATGAAGAAAGAAGAGAACGTATAAAAGCTAAAAAAATAGGTAATGGAACAACTACTATAAAAATGATAAAAGATACTGCTTTAGCTTTTGACTGTGGAGAAGTTGAAATAACTGAAATGTATAATGATTATGCTTTTAAACTTAAGTTTGTAAGTGAAAAAGGTAGACCTAAGAATTTAGATGATTTTAAAAATGCTATAGATGAAATTAAACCAGCACACTTAGCTTATATTCTAGAATTTATATTTAATACTCATCAACAAATTAAACCTAAAACGCATCAAGAATTAAGCCAATTTACACATCAAGAAATTAGAGAGGTGGTTGAATAATGCCTAACTATACAAATAATTTACAACTTGAAAAACCTTTACTAAATGAAAATTATGATATAGAAGTTCATAACAGAAACATGGATAAAATAGACACTGCTATACAAGAAGTAAAAGGTAAAGTAGATGGATTAGAATTAACTGCTGAAAGAGTAAGCATTGCAGATTCTACTAATAAGTTTGAAGCTACTAATGTAGAAGATGCTCTTTTAGAGAACAAAACAAGTATTTTAGAGTTACAAAAAGAACTAGGAACAAACAAAACTACTCTACAAAATAATATAAATGCAATAAGAGAGGTGTTGTAATGTCTACTCTTAAACAATTAGTTGATGAAACTACTAATATAAAAAATGAATTAAAAACTTGTCATACTAATTTGAAAAGTAATCTTATAGAAAAGGGTGTTGAATGTAGTGATGCAGATAAATTATTATCTTTAGTTGGTAAAGTTGGAGAAATAGAACTAGGTAAGAAATGGGCTAGCGGAACTTCGGTGGTAAATTCTAGTAAAATAAGTGTTAGAGGGTTAAACTTTAAACCTAGATTTATATACGGTTATCAAACTGGCGTTAACTATTATGATAAACGTTCTGTTGTATACTGTTCTTCTCCAACGATTGATATTTACGCTGAACATTCTAATTATTTCGAAGATTACGGAAAAAGCGTTATTTATAGCGATGGTTTTGATTTATGGGTTGCAAACGCTAGGGAAGGTGCTAATATTAATTGGCAAGTTTATGAGTAGAGGTGATAAGCTATGAAGCAAATAGGAACTAAAATATATTATTGTTTGCTAACAGGAAACGTAATAAAAATCATAGGTGATTGTCAAGGATATGTAAGAGAAACAACTTTTGATGAAGATTATGAAATATATTCAGAGTTAAAAGAAAGAGAAAAATCTAGCATAGGATTATTAACTTTTAATTATGGTGAATATCCTAAATTATCTCAAGGTAGTACGGGAGTTATGGTTAATCTTGAAACTAAAGAATTAATATTTAGTTATGAAGAATTACCGACTCCACCGCAAGAGCCTACTGAAATTGAATTAATTAAAGAAAAAATATCCATTTTAGAAGCCGAAAATAAAACTTTAAAACAAGAATTATCAATAACACAAGATGCTATAAATGAATTAATATTTAATTCTTTAAATATATAAAAAGGTGGTGTATTTTATGGTAGCTTATTTAGCTATGCAAATATTAAAGGGGAAAATATCTTATACTCAAACAGTAGAAAAATTCCCACAGTACAAAGAAGATATAGACTTAATATTAATAACAGAAGGAAGAGAGGACTTAATAAAATAAGTTCTTTTTTATTAGGCTAGATTAAATTCTAGCCTTTTTATTTTCCAAAAGGTGGTGACTTTATGAATAAAGAGTATAAAATAAAGCTAGACTTAAATAAAAAACTTTATAATAAAAAAATGGCATTTAATCAGTTTGATAAAAATGTTAATGATTTTTATATTGAAGTAACTAAAAATAACGAAGTAGTAAAAGATTTAGATAAATCAATAATTACTTTAGTTGCAATTAAACCTAATAATGCAGTTGATGCTCAATTCATAGAAGTTAAAGAAGGGCAAATATATGCCGATTTAAAGCCTTCTATGTGTGATTTAGTAGGAAATTATCAAGCTAAAGCTATGATAGTCTTAGAAGGGGAAATAGTAACTACAGACACTATAAACTATTCAGTAAGTGAAGATAAAATAATATCTAGGCTTAATGATGATGTTGTAAGTGATGAAAGATTTCCTCTTTTTACAGATGCTTTACTATAGAAATATCAGAAGAACAAAGAGTGATAAATGAAGCCGAAAGAATATTATCAGAAGAAAATAGAAAAATAGAAGAATCTAAAAGGGTAGAAGCTGAACTTGTTAGACAACACGAGGAAGCAGACAGAACTAAATACGATGCAACAAGAGAAAGTAATGAGAATATAAGAAAAATCAATGAAGAAGCTAGAATATCTAGTGAAAATGTAAGGCTTGAAAATGAAGCTAATAGAATAGAGCAAGAAACTAATAGAGTGAAAGCCGAACAACTTAGAAAAGATAATTACAACTTTATGACAGAGGATGAAGAACGTAGAAGATTAGAAGCTAATGCACACAAAGAAGCAGAAGTTTTAAGAGTTCAAGCTGAAACTAATAGAGTTAATGAAGAAGCTAAAAGAAGAACTACAGAACAAGCTAGAGTATTAGCAGAAAATACTAGAGTTAGTAATGAAAATACAAGAAAAGCTAATGAAGAAACTAGACAAAATAATGAAACTCACAGAGTAGAAGCAGAAACTCAAAGACAAAGTAGATATAACTCTTTTATAGCTGATGCAGAAGCTAATGCTAATAACTTTGAAAACTATACTAATAATGCAAAAGTAAAAGAAGAGGAAAGAAAGTCTAATGAATTAGATAGAAAATCTCAAGAAGCTAGAAGAGTATCTAATGAAGTAGAAAGAATATCTAATGAAAATACTAGAAAAGCTAATGAAAAAGCTAGAGAAAAAAATGAAACTTCTAGACAAAATATATTTGAAAATAAAGCAGATGAAGTTGATAAAAAGATAATTGAATTAAATACTATTAAAGATAATTTTGTATCTAGCATAAATACTAAAGTCGATACTAAAATATCTGAATTAGATAATACTAAATCTGACATGACTAATACTGTAACAAACAAGATAGATGAAGTAGAAAATAGATTTAATGCACTTACTTCTAAACAACAACAAGATGCAGAAGTTATAGATGCTAGAGATGGAGAAACTTCTCTTAAAGCTAGACTTGATAGAGATATAGAAAAAGCTAAACAAGTTTATGTAAACGTAAAAGGAAGTCATATATCTACTGATAGTTCCGTTGGTTACCTAAAAGATGTAGAGATACTTGGTAATACTATTCAAAGTGCTTCAAACCTTGCAGATATACGTTCAGTAGGGGATACTGTTGAAGGTCAAGAACTGTATGAAATACCTGTTGTAAGTTGTGGAAAGAATTTGTTTAATGATAAATTAGAGTTAGGTGCTTTGAAAACTACTGATGGAGAATCGGCTGATAATGGTTCTATGAAGAGAACTGCAAGTTATGTAAAAGTTAAGCCAAATACAAAGTATGTAATACAATTTAGTGCAGGAGAATCTAAATGTAATGTTTTTACTTATGATAAAAATAAAAAATTTATATCTTATATAGGATATGTAAATTCATTTACTACAGACTCAAATACTAATTTTATTAGATT